CTGGTAATACAACATTCCCGGGCGACGTTACAGCTTACTCTTCTGACCAGAGATTAAAAGAAAATGTTCAAAATATACCAAACGCATTAGATAAAGTACTATCTTTAAATGGTGTAACTTTCGATTGGAAGCAAGAAGCATTTGATGCCGGGTTTAATCCTAAGATCAAAGAAGGTGATGCAGGGGTATTAGCACAACAAGTACAAGCGGTATTGCCTCAAGCAGTTAAACCTGCACCATTCGATATAGATGAAAACGGAGGATCAAAATCAGGAAAAGATTACTTAACAGTGCAGTACGAAAAATTAGCTCCATTATTTATTGAGGCAATTAAAGAACAGCAAGCACAGATTGAATTATTAAAAGCAGAAATAGCAGAACTAAAAAATAAATAAAATGGGTTTACAGTTAAATGTTGATTTAGAAACTAACCAAGGTCCATCTCAACAAGTTTACATAAGAGTGGAACAAGTAACAATACAAAAGTATAACGGTAGGATGATAATATCTACTTCCGGATGGTTAGATGAAAATGTAAGTCAACACCCTGGGCCTATAAGCGACCAGGTTTTATACTACAGAGGGAAGTCAAAAGAAGGAGAAGAGGTTTCAATACCTAACTTATTTATAGTTGACTTAATAAAAGAAGAAGAAGTTATTAAACCAATTATAGAAAAAAAGATTAAAATGGTTAAACAACCTTATGTATCTTTCGACGAAAATGGGGATGAAATAACCTTAGAGAAAGAATTGCCAGTAGAAGTTGAAGAGGTAGTGGGTGAAGAAAAAGTAATAAGTAAGAAGGTTGATTTTAGTATATTAAAAGATGAGTACATTTTTGATTTAGCTTATCAAAAAATAGTAGAAGAGTTACAGGGAATTTTTCCTAAAAAAGCAATAAAGATAGTTTAAAAATGGCAGTAGTAACAATTACGACAACAAATTTATCGTGGTATGCAACCAGAACCTGGGCTAACGGGGTAAACGGTGCATCATCCAACATTACTACAGCCCAAATATTTAGTGATTGGTATCCTGCTGCATCTACACCTCATAGTGCTAGTGAATGGAGAAATAGAAATATTTTTTACGGCAGTGTTATAGCCGATACCGGAGGAACTGTTTCTATAACATACCCCTATACTGTTGCAGCAACATCAGGTACAATAAAGGTTAAGAATGTAGATTACAGCGCCTACTCCTATATTACAATTGTAGCTACAGCATCGTATCCTTGGACGTTCCACTCTTGGAGAACGGCAGCTGGAGGCGGTGGTACACAATTAGGAACTTCTGCTTCTACAAACTTAGGGTACACCGACTGGACAAGTGCTACTTCTATTTACGCTTACTTTACAACAACACACGTTAATCCTTACGCATAATAAATAAAATAGGTTTTGAAAGTAATATGGGTTTTAGATAATATAGAAGAAACAGAAAGCTTTTATAGTAGATTTAATATGTTATGTCTACTAGCTTCTGTTAGATTGTGGAAACGTAATCATCCACAAGATAAATGCGTGTTATACTGTGACTCCTTAACGCTATCCCTGTTAAAAAGACTTAATGTAGATTGGTTCTGGGATATAATTGAACCTTTTAATCACGATCCTTTCATAGATCGAAAAGTATTCTGGGCTGCATCAAAACCTCAAGTACTTTCTACAATAAACGAACCAGTTATCCTTATGGATAACGATACCTTAGTCTACAAACCTTTTTCTCAATATTTAGACGGTGAAACAGTCTTAGTATGTAATACTGAAGAAGGAAAAGGGTACTATCCTACTGGAATTGACCCGTTAATAAGATCTTTGTCTTATAAAGCAAGATGGCAACAGAAATCCGTAAATGTTTCTTTCTTATACCTTCCAGATCCAGAATTTACTCAAGAGTACGCTAAGAATAGCTTACAAATGATGAGAGAATTTACAGAATTAAAAGCTCCTAACTCTCAGTACTTAATATTTGCGGAACAACTACTACTTCGTCACATGTTAGACGAAAAACAGGTAAAATACCGTCCCATTATTACAAATTCATGGAATTGTACTAAATGGAATTGGAATGAAGATGAAAATAACGGGTTATGGCCTATAAAAGAGTCTCAAATATACTTTAAACATTACGGACCGGAAAAAGACTACTTCCGGGCAAATAAAGCCTTTTGTAATTACGAAGAAGAAGTGAAAAAGTTGGAAAATTGCGTAAATTTTACTAACTTAGATGAATTAAAGAATTGTAAATTATAATGTCAATAGTTGATTCTAACTTTATTAAGAAAATGATTAGTAATAATCATAAGATAGACGAAGAAACAGGAGATATTACTTATGAACCACTTAAGTACCGTTGGACACACGGTGCTACTGACTATCATTTAGGTGATGGTCTACTAGTTTATAGTATTATTCAAATGATGAGAGCGAAGGTGTGTGTATGTTTAGGAAGCGGCAGTGGTTTTATCCCTCGAATCATGACTCAAGCACGTATTGACTTACATCAACAAAATATCTTTGAAGGAAATGGAGACTATAACTGGGGTGACATTGGGGTTACTTATCTTGTCGACGCTTGTAACGGGGTTGGCGGCCCTAATGATTTGGATAATGAAGAATCATTCTTCAGGAAGACGTTTTATCCAAGATTTATCAAATCAACTACTGAAGATGCCTATTATAACTTTTTTGTTAGACAGGATATTAAAATAGACTTGCTTTACATTGACGGAGATCATTCATACGAAGGAGTTAAATTAGACTTTGACTTATACTCAACGTTACTATCAGATAAAGGTATTATCGCAATACACGATACAGACGGAGAGTATGAAAAGACGTTAATCGTTTCGGAGGATGCTAAAAAGCATCACGATAGGTTTGATGGCCCTTCTAGATTTATAAAAGATATAGGACCGGAGTGGAAAGTATTTAACTTTTTCAACCAGGGTATTGTAAAAAATAAACCATCCTCAACAGGACTAACACTTATACAACGTGCTTAACTTAGTAACAGTCGTAGGACGCAATACAAATATACTCCCTCATATGTTAAAGCACTATGAAGGTAAAGTTGATAAAACTTATGTAGCAGTTTACCGTCAAGATGAAAATGATGGAATACTAGATGAGGTTTTAGAATTAGGAATTAAGCCGTACATTGTAGTAACTGATCAAAAATTTAATTGGGAAAGAGTAACAGCTTTATATAACTTTATCAAGCAAACAAAACCGAACGATTGGTGGATAGTTTCAGATGACGATGAGCTCCAAGTATATCCTTATGAAATTTCTGATATAATAAAGCAATGTGAAAAGTCTAATTTTGATTTCGTAACAGGAGGTTTTTTAGATAGAATAGGAATTGATGGATCTTTTCCGGAAGTAAATAGAGACACGGATATACATTCTGCTTTTCCTTATGCTGCTTTTTTTCGATACCCAATGTCGAAAGCTTGTCCAAACAAAGTGACATTAATGAGAGGGTTTCAAGATATATGTTCAGGGCAACATTACGCAGTGTTTAAAGACGGAACAAATAGCTGGGGTAAATCACATCCTAGAAGATTTCCAATAGATGAAGTATTCACACAGGTGCACCATTTCAAATGGGATTCAACATGTATAGAGAGAATCAAAGAAGTAGCAGATATAAAGGAACATTACGCATACTCCCATGAATATAGAGCAATGTACGATGCAATAAGAGTCTTTGACTGGAAAATTGATATATGCAATCCTGAATTTTTAGTTGAGAAATTGAATAATTTTTCGTATATTGATTACTTAGACTACTCGAAGTGGAATAAATTAAGAGATAAAATTGTTACAATATGACAACAAAAGCAACCAAAGCAACAACTCCTAGTCAATTCGAAATAGATAAGCTTCTATTGGAAGAACGAAAAGTAAAAGCATTAGAGAAAATTGGAAACTCTTTAGATGCATTGACAATCTGGTTTGAAGAGATTGAAAAAGATGAATGGAGCGATAGACTTCAATACTATCTAGCTGAATGGCATAAGACAGTTAAACCAAAAGATCCGTTAATTAATGGATAAGAAATTAGGAATAGTAGTTCCTTATAGAAATCGATACGAACACTTACTTGCGTTTAAGCATGCAATCACTGAATACTTTTCTAACTCAGATATAAGATATGAGTTAATTATTGTAGAGCAAGATAATGCAAAAACCTTTAACAGAGGTAAGTTACTAAATATAGGGTTTCTACAAGCCAAAAAACTAGGATGTGACTATGTTGTATTCCATGATATAGATATGCTCCCAGTTCAAGTAGACTATTCCTACTCCGATAAACCAATACACCTTGCTACAAGCTTTCAATCTGACGATGGAACCGAACGTATAGTCTTTGACGAATATTTCGGAGGTGTAACATTATTCCCGGTAGATTTATTTGAGAGGATAAATGGGTACTCTAATGAATACTGGGGATGGGGATTTGAAGATGACGACTTATTCTATAGATGTAGGCAATATAGACTTCCTTTTGATACTAAGAAGGTAGTCAACCTAGACTATAATACTCTTGCTTTAAATTTTAACGGAATTAATGCTAACGTAAAAGTAAAAGAAGATATAGATTTATCAAAATCCTTTTCTATATTTATTTGCTTCAATCCAGATAACGTAGCTCTCAATCATGAAGTATACGACGACAAGTTTACTATCTTATCAATTCCAAGTTTAGGAGTTGAGTTAGGGTATAATTCCTATAAGAGGTATAACGTAGTTTTACAAGATTCTGAAAACAACTACCTATACATCAATTCAGATATTAAACCGGCTTTCCCTACTTCTACAGTCTTAACTTTTGATATTGATAATAAAGTTATCTCAATGTACCAAGATGGAGAGTTTGTAGGGTACACCACTTATAAAGATTCTTTACAAACCTTGAGAAGTACAAGCACTTTTATACTTGGTGCTGGAACAACCGGAACAGATAACCTATTTAAAGGATCTTTTACACAGTTTGCTGCTTTTAGCAACGTACTAGATAGTAAAGAGATTGAAACTATAAGTAATAACACCAAGTACGGATTAACACAGAATTTTAAAAACTATAACTCTTCAGAGCATTTAAAAGTCTACTACGATTCAAAGTTTATAAAAAACTATAAGTTGATAAACCTTACAACAGGAGAATTAACAGGTAAGATAATTAACTGTGATGTAGTTGAACATACAGGAGAGAGTGTTTCTAATATAGCTGTTCCCCTTAGAAGAGATAGTATATTTAGACTTCTTTCTCATGAAGAGAATGGATATGTAGGAAGCGGGTGGAAAGAAGTAACAACACGTTATAATCAGTTAAAGTATGTAAATGAAGTACTAAGAGGAACTCATTCAACAAAACAAGACGGGTTAAATAACTGTAATTATAAAACACACTCACGTGTTCACATTAATAATCAAACACATTTAGTAGTAAGTATATGAGTCATAAATTAGGAGTCTGTGTACCGTATAGAAATAGAGAAATGCATTTGCATGAATTTGTACCTAAAGTAGGAAAGTATTTAAAAGATCAAGGTATAGATTTTCAAATATACTTTGCTCATCAAACAGATGATAAACTTTTTAATAGAGGTGCTACAAAGAATATTGCAGCTAAACATGCTCTAGAAGAAGGATGTGATTATATAGTTTGGCATGATATTGATATGATACCTCAACCCGGTGCGGACTACTCCTACCCGGAGAAGAATCCTATTCATATTGCTACTAATATTTCACAGATGGACTATGAACTAAAATATCACGAATATTTTGGTGGAGCAGTTTTATTTACAAAAGAACAAGTAGAAGCTACAAATGGATATTCAAATAACTACTGGGATTGGGGAATGGAAGATGATGATTTATTTTGGAGATGCCATTTAGAAGGATTAACAAACGATACATATTTAGATACTAAATTAGATAATCAAAGATACTTACACTTTAACGGAGAAAATAGCTCAGTAGAGATTCCATACATATCTGATTTTAGAAACTTAACTGCTAACTCTCATACATTCTCTGTACTGGTTAGAGCATTTCAACAACCAGAGAAAAACTCAGTATTCTTAATTGGAGCAGAAGAAAAGAAGTACGTAGAGTATCCAATCTTAAGAATTAACCCACCAGATTACGGAATTTCATTTAACAACTCTAGAGCTTTATCTTTTCAGTACTGGAATAACTTCCACTACCTAAACTACATGTGGTTAAAGAGATACGACAATCAGTGGAGTTGGTTAACAGTTGTAGTTGATGCAGAAAATCAACAATCACATTTTTACTTAAATGGAACAGAAGTAGATTCTAAAGCAGGCTTTGGAAGTAGTTCTCCTTGGAAGTATGAAGGAAAGCTTAAAACATATAGAAATAATAATATTTATTTAGGAACATCTACTACATTACCTGACGAAAGTACTCACAAGTACTTTAAAGGGGATATTGCAAAAGTAGTAGCCTGGAATAGAGCACTAACTCCGGAAGAAGTTATTTCCGTACATAAAGAGTTGCCTAATCAAGGAATAGTTCTTAACTTAGACTTTAATAATGAATACTCTGAACTTGTATACAACAATACTGAATATAGAACTGAAAATATCAGAGTACCAAACTCTATTACCTCATAGAGTTCCTGGGCGTTTTCGTTGTTTGCCTCATGTAGATGAAGGACTAGTTAACGGAGTTTGGGCTAAAGGTAAAACAACAGCTCAAAACGAAGAGAGATACGTATTACAGATGCAACAAGGAAAAGTTGATTATAAACAAGACGGAATTAATAATGTAAGTTATAAGTTCTTAGGAGAACAAAAATTAACTCCTTGGGCTAAAATTTTAAATATAGAGTTATGAACAAAGAGAAAAATGAGTTAACAGTCCTCAGAGAAGAGTTAAATAAAACTGGTTGTGGCTTCTGTGCAGCAAAATGGACACAAGTTACAATACACCTACAGATGGGAGAAACTCACTCTTGTCACCACCCTAGAACACATAAAATACCGGTAGCAGAGTTAGTAAGGAATCCTTCTGCACTACATAATACAAAGTACAAGAAAGAACGTAGAAAAGAGATGCTAGAGGGTAAAAGACCTTCTGAGTGTGACTATTGTTGGAATGTAGAAGACAACTCAAAAGAATTCTCAGATAGAATTTATAAGTCAAATGAACCATGGTCTAAACCGCATTTAGAAGAGATTATAAACTCTGATTGGAGAAAAGACTACAACCCTAGATACGTAGAAGTAGCTTTTTCAAATGTTTGTAATTTTAAATGCTCTTACTGTGGACCTTCTTTCTCATCTCAATGGGTACAAGAGTTAAAGAAACACGGAGCATATCCAACATCTACAAAATTTAATGATTTAAAATGGGTTGAAGAGCAAGGTAGAATGCCATTTAATCATGGGGACCCTAACCCATACTTAGAGGCATTTTGGAAATGGTGGCCAGACTTATATAGGGATCTACATACATTCCGTATCACAGGAGGAGAGCCTTTATTAGCAAAAGATACATGGCAGGTATTAGATTATATTATTAATGAAGAAAAACCTAACAGAAACCTTAACTTAGGAATTAACTCTAACCTCGGAGTGCCTGATGAGTTGATAGATCAACTTATTGAAAAGATCCAAATTATTGAGAACGATAGTAAAGTTAAGGAACTGGTACTGTATACATCAATTGATACATGGGGTAACCATGCAGACTATATCCGTAATGGAATGGACTATACAAGGTTTAAAAAGAATGTAGAAAAAATATTAGAAAACTGTAAAAGAGTTTCAGTTGTGTTTATGTCTACGTTTAATGCTTTATCTGTATTCAGGTACAAAGAGATGTTAGCATTTGCATACAATTTAAAAAAGCGCTTTAATAGCCCAGTACGTTACTGGAACCCGGTAGTGATGGTAGATTCATCTTACCTAAGACATCCAGCACACCAAACTGTTCAATTACTTCCCCAGGAGTATAAAGAGTTGATCTTAGACGCTGCTAAATTCTGTGATGAATTACGCTACGTAAATAAAGTAGAAAGCGAACAGTGGCAACCTTGGCATACAGGTTTTACAGATATCGAAACCGATAAAATTAAACGTATTGCAGACTGGATGTCAGCTCCTCAGGATCCTTTAATATTGGCTAGAAACAGAGAAGATTTTTATAAGTTCTTTACTGCACACGATAAACGAAGAGGAACTAATTTTGTAGAAACATTCCCACAATTAGCTACATTTTTTAACGACTGTAAAGACGCAATGAATGAATTTAATCGCACACAGGGGTAATCTTAACGGACCGAACCCAGAACAGGAAAATAACCCAGAGTATTTAGCAATAGCTATAGAACAGGGGTATGACGTAGAGGTAGATGTTTGGTACAAAAACCATAAGCTATTCTTAGGTCATGATTTTCCCGTATACGAAACCTCTTTAGAATTCCTTAAAAAAGATTTTATTTGGGCTCATGCTAAAAACTTAGAAGCTCTTCACTATTTATTAGAGAATGACGTACATTGCTTCTGGCATGAAGAAGATCAACATACGTTAACAAGTAGAGGTTATATTTGGACTTATCCAAATATGGCTGTAACTTCTAAGAGTATAATTGTAGATTTACAACCGCAAGTAAAATTAAGACCGTGTTATGGAATTTGTTTCGACTGGACACCTATCCAAAAATAGTAGAATAGCTATATGCTTATTTGGGAATATAATCGATTCTTCCAAACTAACTAAAGGGTTAAAACTACTTACATACAACATACCAGACATATCTATCGATTACTTTGCGAATACGTATCAACAGCTCGATGAAAGTTTTGTAGACAGTTTAAATATAAAAAACTACCAAACACAGCCTAACTTAAACACTTACGAACCTTCACTAGAAGACGCATTTAGTCTAGCTAGAGTTAGTATACTGAAGCAACGATTTGAAGCCGATTGTAAATTCAAATACGACGCAGTTATTGCTGTAAATACAAGCTCAGAAATAAGGTATACAGTTTTATCAACAAATCAAGAAATAACTGATCAAACAGTATATGGATTTGGATACTACATGGACACCTCCGTAATGCAATTTAGGTTAGATAACCTAGTATGGTTCTCAGATTCAAACACCTTTGACACACTTTCTCGAATCTATTTTGACTTCGCTAAGAATCCACTACTATCTTTAAAAGAAGAAGTAGCTTGGCATTCTTACATAAAGAAACATAACATCAACATAACACCTTTGGAATATAGAGCAGTTATTCTTGATGCTAAAAAAAGACCCTTAATCTAGATGCAAAATAAACCTAAAATAGCAGTATGTATCGCGGGTGAAATAAGAACCGGAATAGAAGACTTTAAAGTATTTTCTGAATTCTTTAAACATTACGACATAGATGTATTTGTACATACTTGGAATGTGGTAACTTCCGACAATTTAAAATTTGGAGAGGACATCTGGAAGGGGAACGAAGGGTATGATACAAAAGGTATTCAACAGAAAATAGCAGAACTTTACAAACCTGTTAGGATGCTAGTAGAAGATCCTTTAGAGAAAACTGATACATTAGCTTTTGAATCAATGATGTACAGTATATACAGAGCTGATTTACTTAGACAGGATTACGAATTAGAGACTAACAAAATATACGACATAGTAGTAAAGTACAGGTTTGATTTAATATTTGAAAAAGGAATTACATTCCCACCTTTTCAAGTAGAACCAAGAACGTTATACTATGTCAACCGTAACCAAGGATGTACTCCTCAAGACTGCGGCAGACATGGGTTAAGTGATTTATGGTTTTATGGAGATTCTAATACAATGTCTACTGTGTGTAGTATGTATAATTTCTTTAGGTATAAATTAAAACCTTTGAGAAATCCGAATTACTTTACGGGAGTAGAGTTAAAAAGAGATATGAGCTTTGCAACTTTTTCACCTAGTCAACTTTATTACAACCAATGTATAAAATATAATATCAGACCTGTAGACATCTCAATGATGGATAATAACTATAATAGACAGAGTCTACATAGAACTGCTGTAAAGCATTTAGACCCTTATGATAATTTTAAAGAAATAAACGAATACTACAACTCACATGTCTAAAGATCTAACACTTATAACTTTTGGAGATAGCTGGACATGGGGAAGTGAACTTCGCAAACCAGGTCTGAAAAAATCAAAAGAAGATTGGGATACTTCTAATGATGAGTATCGTCTAAAAAACGTCTGGCCTACCTACTTATCAGAACAGTTAGGCTTTACTAAACATATTAATAGATCATTCCCAGGAGCATCTAACGATATGATAGTAAGACATTTAGTAAACTATATACTCCAAGAGTATTTAAAACCTGGTAAGCCAACTGATGACTTATTTTTAACAATAGGATTAACCTCTCCAGATAGAGTAGATCTTTATTTTAAGAATGAACAAATATTAGGAGACCAAGGTTGGATGACACTTTGGCCGTATATGGATATAGATTACGGAGATAAGCTTCGTAATAACTTTGCTAAGACATACTCTTTATATTTTGCAAACCCAGAAGAGTTTGTATACCGCTATATAAATCAAATACACTACCTGCAGACTTTTTTAACTGCTAATAATATTAAGCATTTAATATTTCAATCCTTTTATCAAACATTTGGGCATGTTCATATAACTGAATGGGAGGATAAACCACATGCATTTACGTACAAGTCTATTATGAACCAATCGTACTGGGAGTTAATTCACCCGGTAACCTTTATGAATAAGAATGTACCTGCTCATAGTTTTCATGCACATGTAAAACTTAAATCTATGCTAACAGGAGAAGAAGGTTTTAAGGTACAACATCCTTCTGAGATAGGACATAAATGGTGGGCAGATCATATGAAAGAATATATAGTAAAAAATAAACTTTTAAAAAGTATTCCAAAACTACATACCTACGACTTTTCAGATCCAGTAAAGACACTGCCGGTTACATTGAAAAACACAGGGCCTGTAGAACAAGATATAGAAACAAAAAAACCAGTTTTTAGAACATTAATATGAGAACACTTTATTCACTCGGAGATAGCTTTAGCGTAGGAGTAGGTTTAGATATTAGATCTCTACCTCATAAAACTTACTCTGGAATTTTAGCAAGTAACCATGAGTCTACTCTAAAACTATTAGGAAGAGCCGGATGTGATATGTTTACAATATACCTTCAGGTTCGAAAATTAATTAAACTCAGTAAAGGTAGAGACGAACTTGCAATAATAAGCCTTACTTGGCCTGATAGGTTTTCTTTTGCAACCGAAGAAGTACACTACCTGGACGTTGATCTAAAAAATGTAGATTACCTCTCTTACGTACCATATAGAGATGCTTTAGCATGTAACCCTGATATTATACCAGCTTTCGATTTTTCAAACAATCCTAAAATATTTAGCAATACATTAGTAGATATCGACGGATTACTAAACGGAAAGATGTATAATAAAGACGGTATGCATGTTTTAAGTAGAGAGCATAGAAAAGCTTTAGAGTACTATATTACGTATCTACACAACCACCACATAAAACGAGAACAAGATACAGGGTTGGCATTGTATATGCATACGCTTTTAAAGCAAGCTAATATCCCTCACGTATTTCTAGACCCGATAGGGTATTTCCTTCACGAACCTCATAATAAACTGACAACACTTATAGACAAGAAGCACTTTATTATACACGACTGGTACAAGTTCGCAGAAAAATACCCGGACGTACAAGGAACAAGCCATGTTAATGAAGAAGGTCATCAAGTAGTTTCACAAATTATACAAGAACATTTAGATAAACATAATATAATTGAAGAATGGAAAACGCCCCTTATATAGTTTTTCCTATGCTAGGAGAAGGTTCTAGGTTTGTAACTGCAGGTTACACCACACCTAAGTATTTATTAGAATACAAAGGTAAGACGATGTTAGAACACGCGGTAGATACGTTAGGAGTTAATGGAGAACTTATTTTTATAATAAGAGGAGATCATGATCAAGCGTATAAAGACCAGATTGATAGACTAACTAAAAAGTATGATGCTAATCTTCTAATAGTTAACCGAAAGACGCAAGGAGCAGCGGAAACAGTATCACTTATCCGTCCGTACATCCAAGATCTTTCCCGTCCATTAATAACAGTTAATGCTGATCAGTATATGCACTGGAATGGAAAAAAGTTTGAAGAATTACTTGCTTCTGATCCGGAAAGTTCGTATATTGTTACACATACCGACTCTTCCCCTAAATGTAGTTATGTGAGGTTAGAAGGAGATGAAATTGTAGAAGTACGAGAAAAGATCGTAATAAGTAATACTGCTACAGTCGGAATATACCATTGGGCATCTACTAAAGATTTTTTAGAAGATGTAGACCAGATGATGGAAGAAGGTGTTAAAGATAACAATGAATATTATATAGCACCGGTTTATAACTACACTATTAAGAAAGGAAAGAAAGTCAAGATGTATCATATACCTCCAGGACAATTCTACCCAGTAGGAACACCAGAAGATTTTGAATATTTTAAAAACTTAGAACTATAATGAAAGCAGGTAGAATAGAAGATTTTAAGAAAGGATGGTTTATTGGAAACTTTGAACCAAGTCTACTCAAAGCAGATTTTGAAGTAGCAATTCAACATTACAAGAAAGGAGAAGTTCATAACGATCACTTTCATAAAAAAACAACCGAGTACAATGTAGTACTGGACGGTGTTATTAAGATTAACGAACAAGAGTTTGTAGAGGGAGATATCTTTATTATAAAACCTTATGTAGTTAGCCAGGCATCTTACTTAACGGACGTAAGGTTGTTAGTAGTAAAGACAGAAAGTGACCCAAAAGATAAATACGAATTTGAATTAATATGAATATAGTAATAGATAAAATACCAGCAGACCATTTTTTAGTAGAGTACTATCTTGAATCAAGAACTACCTTATACGAAGCAGCATATGCTTTAGCAGTTGGTCAAAGCATAGGAAACCCTTCTGTACGTAATGTATTTGAAACTCCTGAATTAATTGCAAACCATTGTGCTAAGATAGTAGACATAAAAGAACGTTTAGATTCTAAAAATAAAGGAACAGTAGCTATTGCATTCCCTGCAGCAAATATAAACTGGGAAGAGGATGGTATCTCACATTTAGTATGTAACATAATGGGAGGGCAGACTGATATTGATATTATAGAGAAATGTCACATTACTGATATTGAATTACAGAACCTATACCCAATCTTAAAACCTAAATTTGGAATAACAGGTATTAGAGAAAAGACAGGTCAGTACGAAAAGCCGCTACTAGGATGTATACTTAAACCTAAAATTGGTTTAAAACCTACAGAGATTGTCTCTATTGTAAAAGATATGATTGAAGGAGGAGCAGATTTTATTAAAGAAGATGAAATTATGTCTAACCCAATTTTCTGTAGTTATGAAGATAGATTACCTCTTATTAAAGAGATATTACCTGACAACGTAATATACCTAGCAACATGTAATTCAGATCCACACAAGTTAGTAGACAGAGCTAAAAAAGTACACGAGTATGGATCAAACGGTATTCATATCAACCTTTGGAGTGGGTTAGGAGCTTACGCTTCAGTTAGACAACTAGACTTACCTCTTGTAATGCATTATCAGAAAAGTGGAGATAAGGTGATTACCCATATCAATAACCCTTATCGAATTGACTGGAGAGTTTTATGTAAGTTAGCTGCAATTAGCGGCATTGATACTATACATGCCGGAATGTGGGGCGGTTACTTAAGCGACGAACCTACATATCTACAAGAGGTTATGGATATATTAAGAGAGAGAAATGTACTACCGGCTTTAAGTTGTGGTATGAATGCTCAATTAATTCCAAAAGTAACTGAAAAGTTTGGATATGACTACTTAGCTAATGTAGGAGGAGCAGTACACTCACATAAAGACGGTATCAAACCAGCTGTACAAGATTTAAGAAAAGCTATAGATAAATGATCGCAGTAATTGTATCGGGTAAATTAAAAGGACTTTCAGATAACTTTCCGAAGTTTATAGAATCCTTACATGAACCGGTACAATGTTTTGTGCACACCTGGGATACAGAAGAAAATAGTAGATGGTTAAATAAACTTAACAGGTACGGTGATATAGTCGATTTAGAGTATGTAACAGAACCGCCGATAGACAATAAGAAGTTTGCGATACTTCACTCTACGTATCAAGCAGTAAGTTTAATACCTGATTTAAACAAGTATAGCACTATAATAAAGTTTAAACCTGATCTAGATACCGATACTATTATATATGATAAGAATATTACAAAATATTTTCAAGAAGCTACTTTACACACCTATCCGCTTCTTAAAGGAAAAACAAAAGAAGATTTTATTTACGGTAGGGTATTGTATAAAACACTAGACGAAAGAATGTTTAGCACATTCCCAAAAGCAATAGAGACGTTATTTAAAAGATCATACGGGGATTATATTACAGATCTACAAATGATAGATAATTTTTTAATAAAAAAATACGGACTCTACTACGAAGGGAGCATCCTCTGGACTAATTATATTAGAGAAAGAGGTTTAGATATTATACAAGACCTAACACTCCAATTACCAAATTGCAAAGTTATAAACAATTAATTATATGAGCGAAGAAAAAGTTTTTTTAACAGAACAAGAATTATTAGATCTAAAACTAGTACAGGAGCAGAAAGTACGTTTAAATGAAGAGCTAGCTGCTATTAGTTTAGCAGAGTTTGAAATTAAAAATAGAAAACAAGCAGCAGAAGCTTATTATAATTCTCTTAAAGAATTAGAAGCTAGGGTTGTAACACAGATGGGAGAAAATTACGGAGCTGGGAGATTAAATGTTAATTTAGAGACAGGAGAGATTTTACCAGAATAGTCAATATTTCCAAAATATGTTTCAAATGTTCCTACCTATTTATTTAAGTACGGTAACTATATTACAAATAAAAGGGTTTTGATTTTAACAGGATATTTATTTAAGAACCCAACTAACAAATAATAAGAGACATGGCAGAAACATTAATTTCACCAGGTGTATTAACGAGAGAAAATGACATTTCGTTTATTCAACCAGCAGCCGCTGCTGTAGGCGCAGCTTTCATAGGACCTGCAGTAAAAGGTCCAGTAGAGCAACCTACTGTAGTAACATCTTACGGTCAATATCAAAGATTGTTCGGAACCACTTTTCAATCTGGTTCTAACTCTTTTGAATTTTTAACTTCAATTGCAGTAAAGAGCTATTTTGAGCAAGGCGGTAACACGGCATTAGTAACAAGAGTTGTATCTGGATCATTCACAGCAGCATCCAACACAACTATTACAGCTTTAACAGGAGCTGCACCATTTACATTAGAGACAATCGGTAAAGGTGCAATCTATAATAATGCTAAATCAGCATCTACTATCCAAGAAAATCCAGACGGTTCATTAGCTACTGGTTCTGCGGATAACGTTAGATGGGAGATTGGTAATATTAACAACCAAAGCGGTACATTCTCATTGTTAGTTCGTAGAGGTGATGATAGTAGAAAAAATAAGATCATCTTAGAAACATTTAACGACTTATCTTTAGATCCAAATTCAGAAAACTATATTGAGAAAGTAATCGGTAACCAAGCTGTTAGCAAAACAACAGAAGGTTCTGAAGTATTTGTAACAACAAATGGTGAGTACGTAAACAGATCAAACTATATTAGAGTAGCTTCTGTAGCTAGACAAACACCTAACTACTTAAGCACAGACGGTATTACAGTTAATAAAACAGCAGCAGGAGTTTCTTATTCAGGTTCATTACCAACAGCTAAGTCAGGTTCATTCTACGGAGCTACAGGTAACCTATACGGCCCTCGTGCAAGCAAATTCTTTAAGAATATTAACAGTGTAGATACTCAAGGTTTAGTAGCAGCTAACTATGCAGATGCTATTTCAATCTTAGGTAATAAAGACGAATATCAATTCAATATTATATCTGCTCCAGGTCTTATCTACTCAATCGGTACTCATAAAGTTCAATTAGATTCAATTATCTCATTGGCAGAGACTAGAGGAGATGCTATTGCAGTAATCGATCCACAAACATTTGCATCAACAGTTAGTAACGTAACAGCAACAGCAGGTACAGTTAACAGTTCTTATGCAGCTGCTTACTGGCCTTGGTTACAAACACAATCTGCAACTGGTAAGAACGAATGGGTTCCAGCTTCTACAGTTATCCCAGGTGTTTACGCCTTCACAGATAGCGCAGCAGCACCATGGTTTGCACCAGCAGGTTTAGTTAAAGGAGGTATTCCTAACGTAATCCAAGCAGAACGTAAAGTAAGCCGTGAGCAACGCGATACTTTATACCGCGCTAATGTTAACCCAATTGCTACATTCCCTGGACAAGGTATTGCAGTATATGGTCAAAAGACTTTACAGAAAAAAGCTTCAGCTTTAGATAGAGTAAACGTACGCCGTTTATTAATCGAATTGAAACGCTTCATCGGTAGTCAAGCTAACAACATTGTATTCGAACAAAATACAATCGCTACTCGTAACAAATTCTTAGCAATTGTTAACCCATACTTAGAATCAGTAGTACAGAGACAAGGTCTTTATGCATACCGTATAGTAATGGATGATTCTAACAACTCTGCTGATGTAGTAGATAGAAACCAAATCGTAGGACAGGTATTTATCCAACCAGCAAAAACTGCAGAATTTGTAGTACTTGATTTCACAATTGAACCAACAGGTGCGACATTTGTAGCATAATTTTTAAAACAGATATTTATATAAAACAGATAATAAAATGGCAGTATTAGATTCAAACGAAATAATGTTCAGAGCCTTCGAACCGAAGGTACAGAATAGATTTATCCTATATAGTGAGGCTATACCAGCTTTCATGGTAAAAGCAGTAACTGCTCCTTCATTCACAGATGAAGAAGTTAAGTTAGATCACATTAACACTTACAGAAAGATTCGTGGTAAGAGAAACTGGGAGAACATGGATATGACTTTATATGATCCAATTAACCCTTCAGGTGCACAAGCAGTAATGGACTGGGCACGTGCTTCTTACGAGTCTGTAACTGGTAGAGCTGGTTATTCAGATTTCTACAAGAAAGATTTAACTTTGAATCTTTTAGGACCAGTAGGTGATATCGTATCAGAGTGGATCGTTAAAGGTGCATTTATCGTAAACATGGCTCAAGGTTCTTTGGACTGGGGTACTAGCGATGGTGTTGAATTAACAATCACTGTAGCGATGGACTACTGCGTATTGAACTACTAATAATCTGCCTTATATTAATAAAAGAAGCCCGGAAAGAAATTTCCGGGTTTTTTGTTGGTTCAAAAAGTTATTTTTCATATATTTATAGGAAATAACGTTATTTAAAATCAAATTTATGGATCAACCACAAAAATTCCCTACAGAGATTGTAGACCTACCTTCTAAAGGGTTACTTTACCCAGAAGAACATCCATTAGCATCAGGTACTATTGAAATGAAGTATATGACAGCTAAGGAAGAGGATATCTTAACCAACCAAAGCTTTATTGAGAGAGGAGTAGTAATCGACAAGTTATTACAGTCTCTAATTGTAACTAAGTTTAACTATGATGATCTTTTAGTTGGAGATAAGAATGCTATATTAGTAGCAGCACGTATCTTAGGTTACGGTAAAGATTACGAATTTAACTACCAAGGACAAAAAGAAAATGTAGATTTATCTTTAATTGAAAATAAGGTTTTTGATGAGAGCTTATTCAAAGATAGAAAGAATGAATTTACTTACGAATTACCTGCTACAGGAAACGTAGTTACTTTCAAACTTTTAACTCATGGAGATGAACAAAAAATCCAACAAGAGATAAAAGGTCTTAAGAAAATTAACAAAGACGCTTCACCAGACTTATCAACAAGGTTAAAACACATAATCATTGGTGTTAATGGAGCTACTGATTCTAAAAGTATTAGAGATTTCGTAGATAATCATTTCTTAGCAAGAGACTCTCGTGCATTTAGAAAACATATCTCAGAATTTCAGCCAGACGTAGATTTGAAATTCTATCCAGAAAATGGACCAGAAGGAGGGGTTGACATTCCAATCGGGGTTAACTTTCTTTGGCCTGACGCCAACGTATAGAGTTGCTATTTTCAACCAGATTCATGAGATAGTATTTCACGGAAAAGGAGGATATGATCACGATACAGTATATGCAATGCCTATATGGTTACGTAACTTTACCTTCCAAAAGATGAATGAATTCTACGAAAAAGAACAGGAAGAAATAAATAAATCTAAAAGTAAGACACCTTCTAAAGCAGCTCCGAAAGGACCTGCAGTAAGAAAACCGTCTTATAGTGCTAAGGCTCGCCCATAAAGCGAGCTTTACCTATTTATATCATATAAGTACAGTTAATAAATGGCCGGAAACGATAATAGACAGTTAGAAGAAGCAAAAAGACTCTTACAGGAGATAAATACCTTAAGAGCTAGGCTTAATCAACAACCGTTAACAATGACGGATGCTGATGCAGTAGCAAATGTGCAAAGCCTTCGTAACGAACTAAGAGGAGTACAAAATGCTTTTCAGGATGTAGATGATTCTGCAACAAGTCTCTATGATCAGGTTAGAGCAATTTCTGGTGAATTTAAGAACCAGCCAGGCGCTTTGCAGAAGATTAGATCATCTATGAAGAAGATTACCTCTATTGCAGAAGATTTAAAACTACAAGAACAGGGTATTAAAGATCTTTCTACAAAGCAACTAGACGATTTAGCTCAAAGATTAAAAGAAAATAAAAAAATATTAGATGACGAATCAACACGTTTATTAAACGGAGAGGATTTATCAGATATTGCACAAAGAGAGGTTCAGGCTCTTCAAGATTTAATACAAGAACAAGGTGGGTTAACTAACATGACTAGAGACCAGGTAGATGCTGCTCTAGAGTTAGTTAACGTAATGGATAATCTTTCCACAGAACAAAAAGCCGCTTTAGCTAACTATGTAGACCAAGGTAATGCATTAGGTAATATAGAGGATAAAATTAGTGCTATAAAAGAACAGCAGAAAGAAGTCAATAACTTGATGGGTGTTGGTGGTGCTGTAGTAGATGGATTGGACGGTCTAATGGGTAAACTCGGTATGAGCTCCAGTAGATTCAAAGATGCAGTATCAGAGGCTAAAGATAAAATGAAAGCAACTGCAGAAGCAATTCAATCAGGTGCTCAAAAAGGAAATAAGTTAACAGTACTAATGTCTGGCTTAGGGCCTTTAGCAAAAGGCTTTGGAGCTGCTTTATTAGATCCGTTAACTATTATCATGAAGATAGTAGATGCGTTCTTCAAATTAGATAAAGCAAGCACAGAAGTACAGCGATTAACCGGACAAAACTCAGATTTAGTTGCAGGAGCAAATATGAGATACGCTACTTCGGTAGATTATCTTGAAACCGTAGCAGAGCTTACAAAGCAGACTGGTATGAATGCTCAAAATATATTTACACCAGATGTTATTGCAGGAGCCGCTGAATTAAAAAATACAATGGGACTTGCTGCTGACGAAGCAGGAGGTCTTGCAATGATAGCTCAGACTACAGGTGGGAATATAGATAAGACAGTCGATAGTATTGTTGCTGAAACTAGTGCTTTTAACAAAGCAAATAGATCAGCTGTATCTCAAGGACAGGTACTTAGAGACGTAGCTAAAACTTCAGATGGAATTAAAGCTTCTTTAGGAGGTAACCCTAAATTAATAGCTGCCGCTGCTACACAGGCTCGTAGATTAGGAATGGAACTTAGCCAGGTAGACGGTATTGCTAGTTCTTTATTGGACTTTGAAGATTCTATTTCAAAAGAAATGGAAGCTGAACTACTTACAGGTAAGGACTTAAACTTAAATAAAGCTAGAGAGTTAGCTTTAAATAATGACTTAGCAGGCGTAGGTAACGAATTATTTAAGAATGCTGCTGATATCAATGAATTCGGTAAAATGAACCGAATCCAACAAGAGTCTTATGCGGCTGCATTAGGTATGACTAGAGACCAGCTAGGTAAAATAGCTTATCAGAAGGCAATTGAATCCGGAATGACAGAAGAACAAGCCGCCGCAGCAGCGAATGTAAATGCAGAGGATATGAAGAGAGCGGAAGTACAAGAGAGAATTCAAAAATCAGTAGATAAGTTAGCACAAGCATTTGCACCAATATTAAGTATAATAGGAGATATTGTTAACATACTTGCACCAATAGTACAGGTAGTGGGAGGAATAGTAGGATGGGTTGTAAAACTTGCATCTGAATTTAGTGTAGTAAAGTATATCCTTTATGGAATCGTCGCTATAATAGCAGCTCAAAAAATCGCAGGATTCTTTGGTACTTTAGTTGGAGGCGCTTCATCTTTCTTATCTTCGATAAAGAATATAGGTTCTTCATTCAGTGGAATGATGGATACAATGAAAGGCTGGGGACAGGGTATCAAAGATGCTTTTTCAGCCGGTAAATCAGGAGCAGGTAAGATAACAGAAGCTGCTAAAACGGCAACCGATGCCGCTGGACCAGTAGCAGATACTGCTTCTAAAGTTGCAGGCCCGGTAGCGGATAAAGCAACAGAAGCAGCTAAGTCTGCACAAGGTGTATCAAAAACAGCCGGTACAGGTATAAAAGAATTCTTAACAAACTTAGGAGAAGGTTTACGTAACTTAGGTAAGAAATTTGGAGATGTATTAAAAGGTATATTAGCTTTAGGATTAGCCGCAGTAGCAATTGTGGGACCTTTAGCTGGAGCAATGTTAATAATTAAAGACGTACCTGCCGCTGCAATGATTGCATTTGCTGCTTCAATTGGAGTGTTAGGTTACTCTTTAGCACAAATAGGAAAGAATGCAGGTGATGTAGGTAAAGGAGGTCTTGCTTTAATAGTAGCAGGAGCAGGTATTGCCGCAGCAGCATTTGGATTTTCACTATTAAAAGGAATTGACCCAGTAGGAATGTTAGCATTCTCAGGAGCAGTAGCTATATTAGGATTATCCTTAATTGTAATAGGAAAGAACGCAACAGATGTAATAAAAGGAGCAGCTGCAATGTTAATTGTAGGAGCTGCTATAGTCGTAGCATCATACGGACTTTCAATGTTATCAGGAATAGATCCAACATCTATGATGGTATTTGCCGGTTCGTTAATTGCTCTTGGTTTAGCCGCTGCATTATTAGGAACAATAGCTAGTCAGGTAATGATGGGAGCAGTTGCTTTACTTGTATTAGGAGCAGCTCTAGTACCAGCCGCATATGCCTTTTCATTATTAGCAGGAGTTGATACAAGTACAATAGTAGCCTTTTCAGTAGCTTTACCTTTACTTGCATTAGCAGCAGCAGGATTAGGATTCTTAGCACCATTTATTATAGCAGGTGCAGGAGCGTTAGCAATCCTAGGACTTGCTTTAATTCCTGCAGCAGCAGCATTTGCATTAATGGGATCTGTTGACGTAGCAGGTATAACAGCAGGTTTCGCACAACTTGGAGGAATTGCCGGAAGCTTATTACTAGCATCAGTTGGTATTCTTGCATTAGCATCTGCTTTAGGTGTATTTGCTGCAGTAACAGCAGGAGGAGGTATAATGACCGGCCTTACTTCTTTATTTACAGGAGGAGGGCTTATCGGTGATCTTCAAACCTTAGCAGCTATGGCAGATCCGTTATCTCAAGTAGCAGGATCTCTAACAGCAATTTCAGCTGCATTAATGGGTATTGGAGCATCAATGGCTGTAATAGATACAGAAAAGTTGAAAGAGTTAGAAGGATTAGTAATGACAACAGCCTTCGCAGCACCAATGGTAGCAGCAGCCGGAGCTATTGGAGAAATGGTTAGTGGAATTGCTGGAGCACAAAAAGACGACAAAGGTGATGCTAATGCCGCTGTAGTAGCAAAATTAGATGAGCTTATAGCAGCAGTTAGAGCAGGAGGCGATGTGAAGATCGATGGTAGAAAAGTAGGAGAGCATATGGCTTTAAATGCAACCAATACTAAATAATTAACTATTTATTAACGAACTTAAAAACAATAAAATGGCAACAACAACAAAAGGAATCCTAACAAATCAGGCCCCAAAGTCTAGATTAGGTTTAAAAGGAGCAACCCCGAAGGTACCGATTGGAGCAACTAAAGCGTCTAAATTACATGGCACTTCTTCTATCAACAACATACCAGAGTTCTTGGGAAGCCCTTCCAACTTAGATTTGAACGGACAAGCACCATCAAAATACTTAGATAACCCACCAGCTTAGTAATGCCAAGACAAGATCTAATAACAAGAAAGACAGATCTTAAGAGCTTAAAGTATGGGAGTAGTGGTCCTTATATTCAAAAAGATATAAATAACCCACCTGTCTACAATTCCATTAGTTCAGAAATAACTCATCGTATAGATGATACTGTTCGAATTGGTAAAATGTTAGTAGATACTCCAGGTCTTAAGTTTGCGTTAAACCAAGCTTTCTTAAACTATTCTTCTTCAGAGAAGAAAGGGTTTGGAAAAAGACTACTCGGCGCTCTAGGAGATACTGCCAAAGTACTAGCAAGTACTATAGCACAGGTACCCGTTAATGGAACAGGTACTCACTTTGTTATTGGATTTGGAGGACACGAATATCTAAAACAAGGAGGACAAAGAGGAGGATGGTTAGATAGGGTATTACAGACAACCGCTGGAACAGGTGGTGTAAATGGTGCATCAACAGTATTAGCTGGTAAGAATGTAATTTTTGATCATAGAGGAGAAGAAGGTTACAAACCTATGACCGACTCAGAGTTAATAGATCAAGAATACAAAGATCAGCTTAAAGTAGATATAGCAACTTCTTATATTAAACAGGAAGGTAGAACTCTTGCAAAGGCAGGTTCTATTATTATTCCTGAAAATGCAGGACAGGAAGGATATACTCCTATAAATCCCGGCATAGATAGAACAGATGCATACACTGATGTAGATATTAATCAAACATATACTGGTCAAGACGGTAGAGTCCTATTAAAAGGAATCGCAGGTACAAGCATAACAGCTTCTGTACCCACACGTATCGATGATGATTCACAGGCGGTAGTAGATAAGTTTAAGACTTCTTTAGAAAACGTTCAAGTAGACGCTAAGACACAGTATGATATAACAGCAGCTGTAAGTAGAGATCAAAAAGATCCTTTCCATCAATCAGGAAAGGGATTAGGACCAAAAGTAGATCCAAACGCAGCAACTACAAAACCACATAAGGATGCTCCAATTCAGGAGAATACTTTAACACCTTATTTAGGTCAAGGAGGTCAGCCAGCTGAAACTGGTAAACCACAAACAGGAACATCACCTAGTAAACAGAAATCTGATTTAGGTGCTCCTAAAACTGTTGTAAATAAATCAAAAACAGTAACAGGCAAGCCTGCTATTAGAGATTATAAAGAAGCGGATACAGGAGTAAACGCCAAGACGAGTTATAATACTCAAGCGGTTGATAAAAAAGGTATGCTTGATCGTTACGATAAGATAACACACGAGTACGGAGCAAATAAGTATACAAGTAAGATAAAGAAGAATGACGATATGATACCATTCGTATTCTCTATCGTTACTCCAGAAACAGCAGAAAAACCAACACAGTTAGCTTTCAGAGCATATCTAGATAGTATGAATGATAACTATTCATCTACTTGGAATAGCTTTAATTATATCGGTAGAGGGGAAAAATTCTATACATATGGTGGCTTTGAAAGAAAAAGTTCCGTATCTTTTAAAGTAGCAGCTATGAATAGCGGTGAACTAGACGTTCTTTATAAGAAAGTTAACCACTTAGCATCAGCAACAGCTCCTACATATGATGCAGCTGGAACTTGGATGAGAGGTACTTTTTTAAGAATGACAATAGGTACTTATTTTGATGATCAGCCTTGCCTACTTAACTCAGTAGGTATTACTGTAGATCAAAATGTACCTTGGGAAATTGATATAGACGGAACAGTTGGAATGGAAGTTCCTCATGTACTTTCGGTAGCCTTAGATCTTACTTTATTGCACGATACAACACCTAAGACAGGTTTTGAAAAGTACTTTGGATTTAGAAAGGCAGGTTCAACATCTTCTAAAGCATCTGGGGATCAAGACCCAAGTGAAAAAGAAAAGAAAGCCGATAAAGGAAACAAAGGCGGCGGTAAAAAAGCAAAAGTAGATCCTATCAAAATAGATCCAGTAAAGATAGAACCACTACCGCGTACAAAACTAGACTTAAGTAAATTTCAACCAATACCAATAGCAAAAGATAACACAAGAGATGTTAGAATGGAGCAGTTGGTAGCAAGAGCAGATAAATTAAAAGCAGATAGAAGAGCTGCAACCGCAGCAGCCGGTAAAGCTGTAATTAAGAAACCTTAAAGGTAATGGACAGATATAGACAAATAGAAGAGTATAGAACAGAAGAAGGAGTGCGTTATAGACGTAACCCTATCTACCCGGATATACCTGAACATGAAGAAGATCTATACGTAATTACCACAGGAGGCGACCGTTATGATACGCTAGCTAATCAATTTTATAATGATCCGACTTTATGGTGGATTATAGCATCAGCAAATAACTATAACAAAGATAGCCTCGCAATAACACCCGGTGTACAATTAAGAATACCGGCAGATAGAGACGGAACTATACTTGAGTATTATAGAATAAATAATATAAGATAATGGGAGGTTTTTTAGGAGAAGGGCTTACACCTGGGGTTATAACACAGATCACAGCAAGGAAAGCACTACTGACCAAAGCAGATAGAAACAACGTACACCATGCGTTACTTAATTCTAACGTACCTTGGGTAGCGCTATATTCCGGTGTGAAGCGTGGAGATTCTTTTGCTAAATCTGGAATAACATTTAAACTAGAAGGTGGCGCCGCTTTTCAAGGAGATATAGGACAGAATGGAGCTCCTGCTGGATATTGGATCAGTACCGATACAGGTAAATCAACAGGTATCAGACCAAGAGCAGGTATAACAGATGTTAAGGTAAAATCAAAAGGAACTTTTGGTACTCTACGAGATGTTGAAATAAACATTAAAGCATGGACCACAGAAGACTTTGAAACTCTTTATGACCTTTATATGAGACCAGGCTTCCACTTCTTATTAGAATGGGGGCATTCGGCATACACTACTTCCGGAAACGATATTTCTCAAGTTAGACCATCTGCATCAGGTACTTTTCTACGAAGCTCAGTTAGCTATAAAACAGTAATGGAAGAGGTAGTTAGCCAGAGACAAAAATCAGGCTATAACTACGACGGAATACTGGGTGTATGTAAAAACTTTTCCTGGTCTTTAAATGAACAAGGAGGTTATGATATTACTATCAACTTAATTTCAAAAGGAGAAGTTATTGAATCAATAGGTGTTGCTTTTGATCCAGGACCTAACGTAAATGCAGAAGACCTTAAAAAAGGTAACAAAGATAAATCAGAAAGAAAAAGCCCTATACATTTCCTATTAAAGAGAATTGAACTTTCAGAAGCAGAAGGAGAAGTAAAGTTAGATGGATTAGGTAGTGGGCAGTTTAAAGAAGCCACTTCATTATTAGATCCGGCAAAATTTGATGTATTCCAAAAAACAGGATTTGACGTAGAAGAACCGGGTAGTATGTTTGATAAATCTAAAACACTTACTTGGATCTCCTTACGAACAATTTGCGATATTATTAATGCATTTGCGGTAACTAGAGAAGGTCCAGATAAAGGACAGGTAGCTTTTGAGATTAACACAGAATTAGGAAACAAGTACGTAACTCATCCAAGTCAATTTAGTATAGACCCTATTGTATGT